TCCGCGCCCTTGAACTGGTCGATGCCCTCCTTCTGGAACAGGTTGGGGATGACGAGCTCCTGCTCCAGCATCCCGACCGCAGTCGCGGCGAGCTTCTCGGGCTTGACGATCTGGTGTTCAGCCACTGGTGTGTCCTCCAGGTGTGACGAAGCCCCCGGTCAGTGCGACCGAGGGCTGGGGGATGGGTAGGTGTTCTGGGTGCGTCAGCGACGTCGTGTACGGCGCGCGAGCTTGCGCGGGTCCATCTCGTCGTCGTCGTCGTCGGACGGCGTCAGACCGCCGCCCAGCGACTCAGGCGCAGGCGTGACGGCGTACTTGGAGAGGGTCTTCGCGACCGCCTCCAGCGCCTCCTCGCTGTCGCCCTTCAGGAGGGGGATGAGCTCGTCGGGGAGCTCGTACTTGCGCGCAACCGCAGTCACCACGACCTGGTGCTCCAGCTCGGCGATCCGGGTGGAGAGCTCGGACCTTGCGGCCTCGAACTCCTCGGGGGTCTTCGCGTTCTGGAGGGACGCCTCGGCCTCCCGCAGCTTGGTGCGGTAGTTCGCGGCTTCACCTCGGACCTTGGTCAGCTCCTTGCGTGCCCACTCGGGCAGCTCGTCCTCGGGCTTGGCCTCCGGAGTGACGCCCTCAGCGGGCTTCTCCTCGGTGCTCGGGGTCGACGGCGACTCAGGAGCGGTGCCCTCAGCGGGCTTCTCCTCGGTCACCGGGGTGGAGCCGGGGGTCTGGGTCTCGGTCGGGGTGCTCATGCGGTTACGCCTCCTGGACGCTCGTTGTGGATCGCCGCGCCTCCTGGGCAGCGGCTTGCTGTTCCGTGCGGATGAAGCGCCGCCAGGCGGAGATCGCGGACTTGCCGCCGAGTCCCTTGGTCACCTGGGGCCACAACTCCTCGTAGCGCCGGTTCACGGCGTACAGGGGGGAGTCGCGGTACTGCTCCGGGGAGAACACGGGCTCCGCGTAGCAGTGGCAGTTGTCGTGGTACTTGTCTCCGTCGCCGAAGTTGGCGACGCCAGCACGGGACTCAGCCGAGTGCTTGGACTTGTAGACAGCACCGCGAGAGATCAACATCGCGCACCACCCACAGGGGGTTCCGGTGCGCGAGAGTCGGACGTAGCCGATGGCTCGCTTGTCGCGCTGAGCGTGGTTCCAGACCGTCGAGCGCCCGCCGTTCATGGCGATGCGCTCCGCAGCCGCAGCTTGCCGAGCACCAGCCTGGGCATGGGCCTCGTCGCGGAGCCTGTCCACGTCCTTGGCCGGTGCCTCGGGGTCGATGTCGCGCTGCTTCTTCGCGAGGTTGTTGGGTCCGAGGTTCTGAAGGGCTTCCCTCAGCTCGGCCTCTGCCTCGCGCTCGATCCGTTCCTCGTCCTCCTTCAGCCGCTCCAGCTCCTCGACCAAGATGCGGTCGGCCTCTGCGTCCTCGGAGTCTTCGTCCGCAGGAGCGTCAGGGCCGTCCGCCTTGGGGGGCTGAGCGGGCTGGGAGTCGGAGCTGGTCTCCTCGGTAGGGGCCGACTCTGTGCGGCCCTCCTGGGGCTGCTCAGAGCCTCCAGCCAGGGAGGCGAACTCACGACGTAGGGAGTCGAGCGTCACGTAGGTGGGCTCGGGGTGGTACGGATCAGCGACGGTCGTGCCGGTCCGCAGTGCGCGGGCCAGCCGGTAGTACGCCCTGGCCAGGTCGCGGCTCATGCGCCGCCTGGTCATCACCATCGTGATGGCCTTCTTCAGCCAGGAGTTGGAGGTCGAGGCCCGCGCGGTAACGGGGACCTCGGCCCACAACTTCAGTGCTTCCTCGACCGTCTTCACGCCGATCTGGGTGAGAGCGATCTGGAACGCGACGCTTGCTTCCTCGGCCTCCTTGGCGCGAGAAGCAGTCGTCACTCGACAGCCACCTCCGGGGTAGCGGAGATCGGCGTCGGGTCAGGGGTTGCACGGGTGATCGAGGAGGCGAGCTGACCGATGGGGTCATCGTCCTCGCGCATCGACTCCCAGTCTTCGAGCTCGGTCTGGGTGACCCCAGGCACGCGCTTCCACAGACCACGGGCAGGGATGCCGAGCTGTTCCTTCAGCTTGCCGAGAGCGTCAGCGGCCTGAGCCAGCGAACGCTGCTCCATGTCCCGCCAGATGACCTCGCCAGCGAAGTCCTCAGCAGAGGTGATGTCGCCCTCCATCTCCCCAGCCAGGCGCATCACGCGCTCCCAGCTCTCACCGAAGGACGCCCGGAACTCCGCGATCTTGCGCGACAGCGCAGTCTCGGCAGCGAGCAGAGCCTCAGCAGAGAGGTTCGCGATCTGACCCAGCAGGTGGTGCGGCGGCGTCTGAGAGACAGCCGCGAGGTGTCGGATGCTCATGTCGACGGACTCGATGAGGCCACCGATCGGACCGCCCGGCAGTGAGCCGAACTTCACGTCCGCGTCCTCGGCGAACAGGAAGCGCCGGGAGTTGTGGTTCATCGGGATGGCCTTGGGCTGGCCGTTCTCATCCAGGACCGGATCGCCGTTCTCGTCCCGCTCGATGGGAGGGGCCATGCCGGTCGCGTACCGCACCTCATGCGAGGTGTACGTCTGGGCGACCAGGAGATCGAAGATGGTCTGGTTGATGCGGTTCTGAAGCGCGATCATCGGCTCGATCACGCCGGTCGTACGGCCTTCGAGGTCGACCGACGCAGCGAACCGGGTGACCGGACACTCGCTCGCGCCGTGACGCTTGCCCGCACCCACTGTCACACCCTTCAGGTCCGAGAGGGACTTGAAGGTGACCTGGTACTCGGACTTGCCGTCGAACAGGCGAGCCTTGCCGGGGACGTCATCCTTGGCCCAGGCCGTGACGGTCAACGCCGCGTAGGGCGTGTCGTCGTTCGCCGGGTCCTCGAACAGGGCAGCGGTCCGCATGGCCGACAGGCCCTTGGTGATGACGCCCTTCTTGGTCTTCTCGGTCAGCGTGAAGCTGTGACCGAAGGCCAGCGCGCCCCGGTACACCGCAGACTGCCGGGCGTCGAGCCGCGACCGCTGCCAGTGCTTCCACTCCAGAGACGCGGACTCAGGCTCGGAAGTTGCGATGGTCTCGCCGAGTTGTCCTCGACGGAAGCCATCGACGTACAGAGCCTGAGCCGGTGTGCCGACCAGGAGGGGCATCCAGTTGGACACTGCCCTCCGGGCCAGTAGCCGGTACTCGTCGTCCGCCTGGGGCGGCATGTAGGGGTCGTCATGCTTGCCCTGGTTGTAGGCGTCGATGCGTCGCAGCCGGTCGCCGTCCCGATGAAGGATCGCGAGGAGCTGCTTGGCCAGCGACGCCGGGGAGGTGTCAGCCACAGGCCCACCGTCCTTCCGTTGGTCTCACTGTCACAGGAAGTACCCGCGACCGGTCCGCTTCTTGGTCTTCTTGCCGCGAGCTCGGAGCTCGACCAGCGCCTCATGCGCCAGCATCAGGGCGGCGTAGGCGTCGACCTTGCGAGGAGAGTCCTTGCTCTCCTTGCGGAAGCCGATGCCGTAGTTGTTCGTCGCCCGGCGCGCGTTGAGGGCGTGGCGTCGCAGGGTCAGGTCACCGTCGTGCTTCAGCTTCTTGTCGAAGACCGAGCGCATCAGGCGTTCGTGGGCCATGGTCGACGTCTTCTGCGACGCACGCATGTCCCAGCCGATCGAGTCCTTCCCGAGGGGGGACTTGACCGACAGGCTCTCGCCGTAGGCGTCATCCCACTCGGAGATGTAGGACTCCCAGAGGGCGACGTCGGCGAAGAAGCCGACGACCGTGAAGGTCTGGAAGGCGTCGTGCACCGCCGAGTCGACGGCAGCGCGAGGCACGATCCACCCGTCACCGGCCTGACCGTCTGGCTTCTCCCAGATCCCGAGCACGAACGAGGCCATGTCCTTGACGCGGACCGCCACCAGGGCGGTTGCGTCGTCGGTCTTGCCACCGTCGAAGCCCAGGGTGATCTCGTCACCGGGCTTCAGCGTCAGGCGCTCGTCGCGGAGCACGTCCCACTCGGCAGGGCCGTAGAGGGCGTCTTCCTCAGCCACGATCTGGTTGAGCCACATGCGTCGAGACCGGCTCGCGGAGAGCGTCGTGTCGAGCACGGACTGGATGATGGTCTCCACCTTCAGCCAGATCGCGTCTCCCCGGATCTTGGGGAGGACGATGCGCAGCGCCTCGGGGGAGAGGGGTGTCTTCGGGTGCGCCTCGATCGAGTCGTACAGGAAGCCGATGTCCAGAGCTCGACCCTCGCGGATCTTCTCGAACGCTTCCCGCATCCGCTCAGCGACAGAGTCTTCGCCGGGCAGGTAGGCGTTGGTGATCGCCAGGTAGCGCGCGTCCTTCTTGGTCGCGTTACCGTCGATCGTCTCGTACATCTTGTCGCCGTTGTTGCCTCGGACCCAGTGATGGGTCTCGTTCAGCACGACGAAGGTGGACCGGCCACCTTCAAGAGCACGGAAGCTGGAGGTCACGGCTTCGAGCCGTTGACGTCCGCCGTTCGCTCGGATCAGCTCGGCCCCGGCCTTGATGCCGTAGGTGTTGATGAGCTTGTCCGACATGAGCGACGGCATCAGAGTCATCGTGTTCCGGGTCTGATCCCGAGACACGGCAGCGATCTGCACCCACGCCTGCGGGTGAGGTACGCCGACAGGGTCACCGTTGGCATCCCAGTGGGAGAAGCGCGACGGCCCGACGAACTCGACCAGGCAGATCACGGCGAGGAGCGGGTCCTTGCCCCAGCCCTTCAGGCGCTGGAGTACGCCCTTGCGGTACACGAAGCGACCCGTCTCGTCCATGGCGTACCACCACAGGACGAAGCGAAGCTGCTCCTTCGTGAACCGCCAGGGACCGCCGTTCTCGGCGTTCAGGTACTCAGCGCACCAGCCTGCGATCTGCCAGCCGAGCGTGCGCTCGGGCAGGACCCAGGAGCCGTCCTCGTTCCGCATCCACGTAGGACCGTGGAACTCCGGTTCGAGGGCTTCGATCTCCTCGGTCGTCATGACCGGCTTGGCCATCATGAGGCTCACCTCCGTTACTCGGCGAGCCCCAGCTCCTTCTTGTAGTCGGCGATGGCGACCACGGACGCGGTGTCTCCCTCGTCCTCGGGCTCATGCAGTTCGATGCGGACACGACGTCGGTCGCCCTCCGCAACGAGCAGTCGCTCGAAGCTGGAGTAGATGGTCTGGAGCATCTGGCCGCTGCGCTTCCCCGACTTCTTGTAGACGGAGAGGTCTTC